TCGGGTTAACTAAGGAGTTTTTATGAGTTCTACCTCTGCTCCGTTTGGCTTGCGTCCTGCGTTCCACCCCTCTGGTTTGGATCGCGCACAGGCGCTCGCTGGCGGTATCGCATCGGCCTATTCGTCCGATATCTTGAAGGGTCAACCTGTCAAGTACAACCCATCCGCTGGTACTATCATCATCGCTACCGTTGGAGCCGCTTGGAGCGGTGCCTTCGCTGGCGTTGAATGGACTGATACCACTGGCCGTCGCCGCGTGTCCAACTACTGGCCCGCTAACACTGCCTATCAAACCGGTTCGTGCGTTGCGTATTTCTACAACGATGCCAACATCGTTTACGAAATTCAAAGCGATGCGACCATTGCTCAAACCTCCATCGGGAATGAGTACAACTTCTCCAACATCGCTGCTGGTTCCAATACCACCGGTCTGTCTGCCGCCACTCTTGGCGTTTCGACGGCTGTCGGTAATGGCGTTCAAGGCGATATGCGCGTGGTGGACATCGCTCCCTACCCGGATAATGCTTGGGGCGATTCCTTCGTTATTGTCCGCGTTGTGAATGCACGTTCACAATTCTTCGGTCAATTCACCGCTATTGCATAAGGAGAATAAACAATGGCTGCACCAATGAGAAGTACGGACTTTCGCAGTATCGTTGAGCCTATCCTCAACGAATGCTTTGACGGAGTCTATGACCAACGCGCCGACGAATGGAGCCGCGTGTTCCGTGAAGAAGACGGCATCCCACGTAACTACCACGAAGAGCCCGTACTGTACGGTTTCGGCGCGGCGCCCCAGTTGCCTGACGGTACTCCCGTCACGTACCAACAGGGTGGCGTTCTGTTCCTGAAGCGCTACATCTACAAGGTATATGGTTTGGCATTTGCCTTGACCAAAGTGCTGGTAGAAGACGGCGACCACATCCGCTTGGGTCAAGTGTACGCACGTCACTTGGCACAATCGCTGGTGGAAACCAAGGAACTGCTGTCCGCAAACGTCTTGAACGTAGCGTTCAACAGCGCCTACCCCGGCGGCGATGGCGTGTCGCTGATTAATACTGCTCACCCCATCGTGAACGGTACTTTCAGCAACCAGCTCGCTACTGCTGCGGTTCTATCGCAAACCTCCCTTGAGCAAATGTTGATCCAAGTCCGTCAGGCCGTGGACAACAACGGTAAGAAGATTCGTCTGGTGCCCCGCCAATTGGTGGTTGCTCCGGGCAACATCTTCCAAGCCGAAGTGCTGCTCAAGTCGGTCTTGCGCACCGGCAACGCCAACAACGACATCAACCCAGTGAAATCCATTGGTTTGTTGGACGAGGGCGCTGCTGTGTTGAGCCGTCTGACCAGTGCCACCGCTTGGTGGGTCCAGACTGATGCACCCGAGGGCATGAAGCTCTTGATGCGTCGTCGTCTGGAGAAGACCATGGAAGGTGACTTTGAAACCGACTCCATGCGCTATAAGGCTACCGAGCGTTACGATGTCGGCTTCACCGACCCACGTGCGTTGTACGGTACTCCCGGCGCCTAAACAAAAGTAGGGGGGTTAACAGCCCCCCTCTTAACTGGAGAAAATTATGGCTCAAACCTATATTGGTTCTACCCTGCGCACGGGCTCGGGCACGTTGACTGACACCACGGATGGCGGCTACGTTGTCCTGACTCAGAACATAACGGTGACCACTGTGGCCGCAGGTACGGCGGTTTCTGGTTCCATTACGCTTCCTGCTTCTTCACAAATCCTCAACTTACTTGTTGACCAGACTGTGGATGAAGTAGTTGGCGGCGGTACGGCTACCACTATTAACGCTACAGTCGGCACGGCTGCTGCGGGCACCCAGTACGTCTCGGCAACGAACGTCGTTTCGGGTGGTCGCGCAACTTTGACGTTTACGGCGGCGCAATTGTTGGCGATGCAAAACATCGGCACCAATACCAGCGTGTACTTCACCATCGCCCCTAATGGCACGATCAGCACCACGCAAGGTACTTACGTACTGAACGTTGTGTATGCTCAGAAAGTCTAAGAGGCTATATCATGGGTCAATTCAAACCAATGGTAAAGATGGAGACCACCGAGCCATCAGTGATCCTGAAACTCAAAAAAGGTGGTCATGTGGCCATGAACCGTGGCGGCGAGTACGGCTTTGAGAATATGCGTTCTAAAGGCATGAACACCATGCCTGACACCGCGTATTCTGCACCGGCTGCCGCTCCCAAAGCACCTTCTATGATGGCGCGTCGCGCTGCTATGGCCGCTCCTCTGATGAAGAAGGGCGGCAAGGCTGGTGACATGGCTCAAGACAAAGCTATGGTCAAAAAGGCTTTTAAGCAGCACGACATGCAAGAGCACGAAGGCGGCAAGGGCACCAAGCTGAAGCTGAAAAAAGGCGGCACAACCAAAGTGGTTGACGGCGACAAAACCGACAAGGCACACGGTACTGGTGATGTCAAGATGGGTAAAGCTGCTGGTTACAAAACCGGCGGCACCATTGAAGGCAATGCTGGCAAGTTTGTGAAGACAAAGGTAGTGGACGGCGACAAGAAAGACAGTGCCCATGGTACTGGCGGCGTGCGCATGTCCAACTCTGGCGGCTTCAAAGACGGCGGCTCTACCAACTGGGAAAATCGCCCGGCTGATACTGCCAAGCCCGGCAAGTCCAACACCACCACAGGTGAAGTCAAGGAAGCCAACGCTGGCGGCTTTAAAAAGGGCGGTGCTGCAAAAAAGCACTTCGCTACGGGGGGCAGTGTTAACGACACTGGCCACGCCGTAGCAATGCCTCGCAAACCGGTGTCCAAACCGGTGAGCAATACTGCGCAATCAGGCACCTTCAAAAAAGGTGGCAAGGTCATGCGCAAAGCCATTGGCGGTAGCATGGATGATCAGCAGATGCCAATGCGCGATATGAGCGGCGGCAGGTATGACAAAGCCATTGAGCCAAGCGGGGATGATATGTCGATGGCTAATACCATCCGCAGTGCTCCGTCTGACGCAATGAACGCTGTAATGCGTTTACTGGGCAAAAAGCGTACTTCTCCTGCCGGAGCAGGTCGTGGGTTTGTAAACCCGCCCATGGCCCGCAAAGGCGGCGGACGAGCCAAGTGCTAGTAAAGTGGGGGCTTCGGCCCCCGCTTTTTAATTGGAGATAGATATGGCAGATGCAGTTACAAGCCAGACGCTGTTAGACGGCGAGCGCGTGGCTATTATGAAATTCACCAACATTAGCGACGGCACGGGCGAAACTGCTGTGACCAAGGTCAATGTATCCACCTTAACCAGTAGCAGTTCCGGTAAGGCTTGCACTGGCGTTATCGTGAACAAAATTACCTCGGTATGCCACGGTATGGAAGTGCGCATGTATTGGGACGCCTCAACGGATGTGCCGTTTTTTATGACTACGATCAATACTAATTACATGAACGATTTCAGCGGCTTTGGTGGTATTACAAACAACTCGGGCGCTGGTAAAAACGGAAACATTGTTTTTAGTACCGCTGATGCGAGTGCAGGTGATACGTACACCGTTGTTTTAGAGATGGTTAAAACCTACGCTTAATCATGGACCTGAGTTCTATATGGATCGCTGCGTTGACCATGGTTACCTCGGTGCTTGGATGGATTCTGCGGGAAAAGGCCGCTGAGCTTCAGCGCGTCACTATCTTGCTCAATCGCACCCGTGAGGAAGTGGCCAAGGAGTACGTCACCAAGGCAGAGGTCCATGCGGACATCAATCGCGTTTTAGACCGGATCGACAAGTTGGGCGAGAAGCTCGACCGTATGATGGGAGTTAAAAATGCCTAGTAAATCACCCGCCCAGCACCGTTTGATGGAAGCCGCCGCTCACACCAAGGGCGGCTTTGGTGGCGTGCCCCAGAGCGTGGGCAAGGAATTTGTGAAGGCCGACAAGGGCATGAAAGAGGGCGGTCTGTACGCCAACATCCACGCCAAGCAGGAGCGCATCGCGCACGGCTCTGGTGAAAAGATGCGCAAGCCCGGCAGCAAAGGCGCTCCAACTGCTGCGGCGTTCAAAGAGTCCGCCAAGACGGCCAAGATGAAAAAAGGCGGCGTATCGCTGGCCATTGGCCGTGGCGAAAAACTTCCTGCAAAACAGGGCGCGGGGCTTACCGAAAAGGGACGCGCCAAGTACAATCGGGAAACCGGATCGCATCTGAAGGCTCCACAGCCCAAGGGTGGCGCAAGGCGCGATTCTTTCTGTGCCCGCATGGGCTCGGTCGCTGAGAAAAGCGAAACCGGTAGCCGTGCAAGGGCATCAATGCAACGCTGGAACTGTCCCGGCTGGTAAGGAACGAACATGGCCAAGGTCAAAAAATTTGCAAACGGTGGCGCACTCTCTGATGTGGTGGGCGCCGCGTCCAAGTTCACCGCGCCGCCCGGAGACAACTCCAGCGCCCCTAGCGCAGCCCCGGCGCTTAGTTACGGTGGCAGCGGCGTGACTGATGGCGCGGCAAACCAAAATCAAGACCCAACGCAACAGGCTATCAACGCGGCTTCTACAGGGCTGCAAATGGCGCCACGGTACAAAAAAGGCGGGCACGTCACCACCCGTCGCGTGTCAAGCGTCACCAAATCCTCAAAATCACCTACTTGGTAAGGAGCAAATCATGACCACCCCATCGCCAAAACCAATAACAAAGCCTGTTGTGCCACCTGTTGCGCCTAAGCCTGTTGTGCCACCTAAGCCTGTTGAGCCGCCTAAACCTGTGCAGCCTAAGATTGTTGCGCCAGAGCCTAAGTTTGTGCCTGTTGTGCAGCCTAAGCCTGTTGTGCCACCTGTGCCACCTAAGCCTGTTGAGCCGCCTAAACCTGTGCAGCCTAAGATTGTTGCGCCAGAGCCTAAGTTTACGCCTACGCTTTCTCCAACTGAGCCTCAGACGCCATCACATTTTTATTACAAAAAAGGCGGCGCCGTTAAAAAATACACCGATAAAGGCGGGCGTATTAACCTTGGTAGCGGTCGAGTGTCTACTCACACCCCTAGCAAGAAAAACAGCAATTGGTAAATCATGGCTTACTCAGGCACTGTCGGACAGACCGTTATCACGGTCCAAAAACTCATCGACCATGGGGCGCGGCGTGCTGGGAAACTGGCTGAGGAATTGACGGTTGAACAGGTGCAAGCGGCCAAGGAGTCGCTGTTCTACATTCTGAGCAACCTGATCAACCAAGGCATCCAGTATTTCGCCATCAAAAAGACCGTAATTGGCCTCAATCCTGACCAATACGAGTACCTGCTACCCGTGGGTGGCAACGACGTATTAAACGCGCTCTATCGCAAGTTAAACCGCCCGACCCCAAGCTCGCCCAGTGGATACTTCGCCTCGTCTGGTAACGCTGAACTCGCTTTTGACAACAATATCTCCACGGTGGATACCCAAACATCGCCCAATGGCTATATTGGCATCAACTACGGCACCAATAACTCGATCTACGCCGGATCAATCGGTATCTTGCCCGCCACCTCGGGCTCATTCCACATCTTGCTGGAATGGTCCAATGATGGTTCCACGTGGAACACCCTGTACGACACGGGCGTAACCACATGGGTAAGTGGCCAGTGGCTTTGGTATGACATTGATCCGGGCGTAACGGCGCAGTATTACCGCATGCGCGAGACTGGCGGCGGCACTTTGAGCGTGGCCGAGTTTTACGTGGGCAACAACTCCACCGAGATCACCATGTCTCGGCTCAACCGCGACGATTACACCAACTTGCCCAACAAGAACTTTACGGCCAACCAGCCGTTCCAGTTCTGGCTTAACCGCACAATCCCGCAAGCCACCATCACGCTTTGGCCAACGCCTTCGGACCCGTTTGTGCAGATGACGGTCTGGTACTCAGCCTATGTGCAAGACGTGGGCACTTTGAGTGGCCAGTTGGCCATCCCTGATCGCTGGCTCATGGCCATCCAAAACATGCTTGGCCACCAGATGGCGCAAGAGCTGCCCGGCGTGGAATTGGCGCGCATCCAATACCTTGAAGGCCAAGCGGAAAAATACTTCCAAATGGCCGAGCAAGAAGAGCGCGACAAGTCGCCGATCATGTTGAGCCCGAATATTTCCGTTTACTCAAGGTAGCTGCCATGCCCCGGTTCCTTGACACCCGTGGCGGCTCCGACATTGCGATCTTCGTATGCGACCGGTGCAAGATGAAGCGCGCGCACTCAACGGCGCGCAACGACCCCAACTTCCCCGGCTTGCTGGTATGCGATCAAGGCTGCGCGGACCAGATCGACCCCTACCGGTTGGCTGCTCGTCAAACTGAGCGCATCACGATCCGCTTCCCTCGCCCTGATGTGAGCGTAGCGGTGACGGACGATAATCTGGTGACCAACCCGGGTGGCGATTACATTATCAGCACCGAGCAGAATACGAACACGCCGGAGAACAACGGCAACAACAGCGGGTTGTCCCCGTAGGCCCAAATATGTCTATCAACGTAACCATCACCGAGCTGCCTCACGCCCTGACGATTACTGGGACGGAAGCAGTGCCTATCGTCCAAAACGGGGTTACGGTGCAGACCACGACCGCTGCGTTGGCCGGATCACCCGTTCAAACGCAGAGCTTCCTGACGGCCAACAACGAGCCTACGCTGCCCAACAGCCGCGCTTTAACGGTTGGCACCGGGCTCAGTCTGGCTGATAGCGGACCGCAGGGCACGCTGCAAGTTAATTTGACGGGCGGATTGCCCAACTTAAATACCCTAGGCACTGGGATTGTCGCAAAAACAAGCACAAGCACTTTTGCGGCGCGCGCTTTGGCCACCAGTGGAGCGGGCCTATCAGTCACCGATGGCGATGGCGTGGCTAACAATCCAACCTTCCAATTGACCGGCGTGGCCGCTGCCATCGCCAGTTCGACCGGAACCGGCATGCTGGCCCTTATAGGCGGCACAGTCATCGCCAACCGCACGATCACTGGGACCGCCAACCAAATTGCGGTCACCGATGGTGATGGCGCCAACAACCCCACGATTAGTTTGGCCAATAATCCTGTTGTGCCGGGAGCGGCGGGTTTGACTGTGCCCGTGGGGCCGACTGCAAGTAGGTCTGTTTCTGCCGGAGTTGGAACGCTGCGGTACAACACCGACTTATTGGTTTTTGAGGGATATACCACCACTGGTTGGGGTGCCATTGTTGCCGGTAACGCGGTAACTAGCTTCAGTGCAGGATCAACCGGGTTGACCCCCTCTAGCGCAACCACGGGGCCCATAGTGCTGGGCGGCACACTTAACGTCACAAGCGGCGGTACTGGGACAAGTACACCCGCGCTGGTGGCCGGAACCAATGTAAACATAACCGGCGCTTGGCCCAACCAAACAATTAACGCGACTAATTCTGGGACTGTTTCTAGCGTATCAGTAGTTGCCATAAACGGTTTTGCGGGGACGGTAGCAAACAGCACCACTACCCCAGCCATATCACTCTCAACGTCAGTTTCTGGGCTTTTGAAAGGCAACGGAACGGCTATCTCGGCAGCGATATCCGGCACAGACTATGCCCCCGCCACCAGCGGCACGTCGATCCTGTACGGCAACGGCACCGGCGGATTTAGCAATGTGGCCATAGGTTCTGGCGTTTCCTTTGCTGGCGGCACGTTATCGGCCACGGGATCAGGCGGCACGGTTACATCCGTGGCTGCTTCAGTCCCCGCCTTCTTGTCCGTCTCCGGTAGCCCGGTTACCACGACGGGCACGCTGGCGATCAGCTACTCTGGCACCGCCTTGCCGATTGCCAATGGCGGCACTGGGCAAACAACCGCTAGCGCGGCCATCACCGCGTTGACGGGCACGCAGACCTCGGGGTACTACCTGCGCTCTAATGGCACGGATGCGGTCCTTGCGGCTATTGTTGCGGGGGATGTGCCCACCTTAAACCAAAACACTACCGGCACAGCTTCTAACGTGACCGGTACAGTCGCGGTGGCCAACGGCGGCACTGGGGCTACCGTCGCAGCAACTGCTAGGGCTAACCTTAGCGCGGCTAAAAGTGGCGCGAACACCGACATTACTTCGGTGACTTTGACAACAGGCACGATTACCACGGCCCCAACGTCAAGCGACGACATAGTCAATAAGTCTTACGCCGATAGCATTGCCAGCGGTGTCAACTTCCATGCGGCTTGTAACTACGCAACAACGGCGGCTTTATCGGCGGCGTACACGTACAACAACGGCGCGAGCGGAGTAGGGGCAACGATAACTGCTGTTGCAGTTGGCACGCTAACTATCGACGGGTACACATTCACTTCTGGGGATGTCGGCAAGCGTATCCTTATAAAGAACGAAACTGGCGCGTATGTCAGCAACGTGTTACCTAGCGCGGCGTTTAATGGCGTTTACACACTGACCACTGCTGGCACGGCTGGCGTCGCGTATGTCCTAACCCGCGCCACTGACTACGACACCAGCGGCACTGGCACAAACGAAATAGATGCAGGCGATCTGCTTTTGGTGCTATCTGGCACTGCGAATGCCAATACCTCTTGGGTCCAGCAAACGCTTTTGCCGATCACTGTCGGCACAACGTCCATAGCATTTATCCAGTTTGCTGCGGTTCAGACATACACGGCTGGTACAGGGTTAAGCCTAATATCCAACCAGTTCTCGATCACCAATATCGGCACGGCGGGCACCTATGGCTCGGCAACTCAAGTGCCGGTAGTTGTGACCAATGCGCAAGGGCAAGTCACCAGCGTAACCAACACGGCTATTAATATCGCTGCTTCGCAGATAACTTCCGGGCAGTTAGCGATAGCCAACGGTGGTACAGGCACAGCAACGCCTGCGCTTGTGGCGGGTACGAATGTGACCATCACGGGCACTTGGCCAAATCAAACAATTAACTCCACCGGTGGTGGTGGCGGTGGCGGAACGGTTACCTCTGTCGAGCTTTCTGCACCGGCTTTGTTTACCGTTACCGGGTCGCCGGTCACTACATCAGGAACGCTTGCGCTTACCTACTCTGGCACGGCGTTGCCTATCGCCAACGGAGGCACCGGGCAGACAACTGCTTCAGCAGCGTTCAACGCGCTGTCGCCTATTACTAGCACAGGCGACTTGATCCTAGGCAATGGGACGAATAGTGCGACCCGTCTTGCCATAGGAACAAATGGCCAAGTCCTGACATCTAATGGCACCACGGCGTCTTGGTCTGCTGCTACTGGAGGTGGCAGCGCATACACTCGGACCTCTTTTACCGCTACAGCGGGGCAGACAGCATTCACGGTAACCTACGCGGTGGGATATCTCCAAGTCTATGTAAACGGTGTTTTGCTGGCCACATCGGATTACACAGCTACCAGCGGCACGGGTTTTACCCTTGGTATTGCTTGTGCGTCGGGAGACATCGTAGAAGCGTTAGTCATCACAACTTCGGTGGTCGGGGTGACCACCGGCAAGAGTATCGCAATGGCGATGATCTTTGGGTACTAAGGAACAAGCATGGCAAATCCAAACATAGTCAACGTAACCACAATTTACGGCAACACGACCTATTACACGCCTAGCGGCACCACTGCGGTGGTGCTGTTGGCTAACGCAGCCGCCTCGGGTATTGTCAACAAGATTGATAACGTGGTGGCGGCAAACGTGACAGCTACTACCGCTACTGCCACGGTTTCTATTTACACCAATGGTGCAGTGGCTCAGGGGTCTGCGCCTTCTGGCGGCACGGCGTACCCGATTATTTTTCAAGTACCTGTACCCGGCAACTCTGCGGTCGTGGTGGTAGACAAAAGCACGGCGTTTTACTTGCAAGAAGGTACATCAATATCCATTACGTCCGGCACTGCGAGCGCCATTACTTTCACAACCTCGTATGAGGCGATCAGCTAATGTCTACCCGTTACAAAGGTTCAATCCTATCCTCTACTGCGGCTGCGTCGTCTAGCACAGCGGCGTATGGGCTTTGGAAACAATCTGACGTAGCGCAACTCATTAATTCTGCGTGGCCTGTTAATGATCCAAGCTGGTCTAGCGTCGCCATGCTGATTCACGGGGATGGTACCGGAGGCGCGCAGAACAACACGTTTATTGATAGCAGCAGCAATGCCTTTTCAATAACAAGAAATGGCTCAACTACACAAGGGTCGATAAACCCATTTGGTTCAGTTGCGCCATACACAACAACAGTTGGTGGCGGCTCCGCATACTTTAACGGCACTACGGACTATCTAACTATTCCAGCCAATGCTGCGTTTAGTTATACCACTGGTGACTTTACGTGGGAATGCTGGATTTATCCTTTAGCTTATGGTGCTTCGGGGTCAGTTTTCTTTGACTTTTTTAGCCAGCCTTCTGGTAGTTATATTGTTGGTCAATGCCAAATATTTATAACGTCCGCAGGATTGGTTCAATTCTTTTACTGTAATACTAGTACCACAAGTTTAAGCATAACATCTACAGCAGCCGTAACGTTAAATGCATGGAGCCACATTGCTGTTGTTAGGTCTGGCTCTGGTACAGGAAATTTAAAGCTGTTTGTCAACGGAGCATTAGTTGCATCAAGTGCCGGTGCGGTTACTCAAAACTTAGGCTCAACTGGTAACGGGTCTATCGGAAGACAAACAGCGGGAACGGCGTATTATTACAACGGGCAAGTATCAAACGTTCGCATTGTTAAAGGTACAGCGGTCTATACCTCTGCGTTTACACCGCCCACGGCCCCGTTAACGGCTATATCTGGTACGTCACTATTACTCAGCACCACCAATGCAGGTGTTATTGATAACGCAATGCAGAACAATTTGTTAACAGCAGGTAGCGCTCAAGTTTCTGGAAACTATAAATACGGCACAGGCTCCATATACTTTAATGGAACAACCGGCTATCTAAACAGCAACAACACCGCAACTGCTGCTTTTGGTGCTAACGACTTTACAGTTGAGTTCTGGGTGATTGTAAATGTGCTTCCGGCTGGATCAGCGCAACTTCTTGATACAAGACCAGCGTCAACAAACGGCGCTTATATGTTACTCTACTTAAATAGCGATGGCACTATCCGTTTGTTTGTTAGTTCTGCCGACAGGATAACGAGCACTGCCATAGTGATTAGCACTTGGTATCATATTGCAGTTTGCCGCAGCAGTGGCTCAACAAGACTGTTTATTAACGGAACACAATCAGGTTCTACGTACACAGACGCTACTACATACCTTGCTTCAAATGCCTTGATTGGTGCTTCCTATGGCGGCGGTGCGTCAATAGTAAACTTTCTAAACGGGAACATTGATGACTTGCGGATTACTAAAGGCGTCGCTAGGTATACGGCAAACTTTACAGCCCCGCAGCAAGCGTTCCCTAATCAGTAAGGACAGCCATGAGCATCCCACGCAATCTATCGTTCTTTGCAGAAAATACCAGCACCACCGGTGCGGTAGTGCCACGGGTATTGGCAAGCACCGCCAACAGTGCAACGCCTACGATTAACACCAACAACTATGACATTGTGGTAATTACGGGTCAGACCGTAGCCATTACATCGTTTACTACCAACCTGACTGGAACGCCTACCAACGGGCAAAAGCTGTGGATTGCAATCACCGGGACAGGCGCTATTGCCATTACGTGGGGCGCATCGTTTGAAGCATCTACAGTGTCATTGCCGACAACCACGGTCACCACGGCTCGTTTGGATGTGGGCTTTGTTTGGAACGTGGCAACCAGCAAGTGGCGCTGCGTGGCCTCAGCGTAGAGGTACTTTATGATCAAATTTGCGGCAACTTTCTGGCATACAATGCTTTTGCCGAGCTATTACTGGTGTAATTTCCAGAGGAACTTTTAAATGGCACAAGCAGGCTTCACCCCCCTCCGGTTGTACTACAGTGCAACAACAACCAACGCGCCAACGACAGGTAATCTTGTTGCGGGCGAACTTGCGATCAATACCACTGATGGCAAGTTGTTCTACAAAGACAGCAGCAATGTCATTCAGGTAATCGGCTGGAAGACGACCCCAGTTAGCGCGGGGGGCACTGGGCTTACTTCTGGCACCTCTGGCGGCATCCCGTATTACTCAAGCTCTTCGGCCATCACAAGCAGCGCGGTACTAGCCGCGAGCGCTTTGGTCATCGGCGGCGGCGCTGGCGCTGCACCAAGCACCACAACCACCGGTGCAGGCGTGGTGACGGCGCTTGGCAGTGCCGCCAACGCGACTGGTGGTTTTACCACGATCAACGGCACGGCGACGCTGACCAACAAACGCATTACCACTCGCGTACTGGTGACCGCATCGTCGGCCACCGCCGTCACCCCAGACATCAGCTCTTATGACGAGTACGCATGGACCGCGCAAGCTGCTACGCTGACGATCAACGCGCCCACAGGAACCCCGGTGGATGGTGATAAGTTGCTTTTCCGTATTTTGGACAACGGCACCGCGCGCACACTAACTTGGAACGCCACGTTTACCGCGGTAGGCGCAACTTTGCCAACAACCACTACTGCGGGCAAAACAACTTACGTTGGCTGCATCTATAACGCGAATAGCACTCGGTGGGATGTGGTTGCTGTAGCAACTCAAGCATAAGGAGCATAACATGGTAAGCATTGTTTTTGAATTTGACACGCAGTACGGCACTTTCCGTGACGCCTTGGTGCTTCCTGATGACCATGGCTTGAATGATGCTGAGTTGGAGGCAATGAAGCAGCAGCGTTTGGATAACTGGATTGCTGTTATCACTGCGCCTTCTACGGAGTAAAGCATGGCAGTATATTATTGGGTTGGCGGTTCTGGTACTTGGAACAGCATAACAACCATTAATTGGGCAGCCTCATCTGGTGGGGCTGGAGGCGCTGGAGTTCCCACAAGCACTGATGATGTACTTTTTGATGCTAATTCAGGTACTGCTGCAACAATTGTTGTAACAACAACTGCTGCTACTAATTCCATTTCTATAAATAAATCTGATATTAATCTATCACTCTCTGGTAATACAAGTGCAGGTTCTGCAAGTGGATTAGACTTTATACAAGGAACAATTACATTAAATAACTTTACTTGGTCTGTATTTCAATTTCAATCTAATTATTCTAATACCCGTGCTATTGCATTTGGCACTGGTAATATTTCTATGTCTTCAAGTACAGCAGCTTTGCAAATGGCAACTGCCACTGGGTTTACTTGCACTGGGACAGGCGGTTTTAATATTACTTCTGGCGGCGCTTCAGTTGAATTTGGAACTACTGGAGGAACAGCCTCTAATGCTCCTAATTTATCTGCTAGTACTTCTGGTGTTGGTACATCAATAACAACTGGAAGTTATTTTAAAAATGTTATTTTTGATAGCGCAGCTTTTAGTTCTGCAAGTGGGTCTTACAACGCTTGCGGAAATTTAACATTAAGCAGCAACGCTAGCGGCATATACACTTCTCTTGTCCCAACATTTATTGCGTCTGGAACAATAACCAGTAATGGTCGGACTATTAACTCTATAACAATAAATGGTTCAGGCGTTACCGTTACTTTGGCAGATGCCTTTACTGCTTCTGTGGCAATCACTTTAACCCAAGGAACTTTTACTACCAGCAATTTTTCTGTCACGGCTAGTGCTATATCATCTAGTAACGCCAATGTTCGTACTATTAATTTAGGCAGTAGCACAGTAACTCTAACTTCAACATCACCAGTTGGTTTCGCAACATCTACAAATTTAACATTTAATGCTGGTACATCACAAATAAATATGTCATCTGCTTCCGCAACAACCTTTGCGGGAAATGGATTAACATATTACAACGTAGCATTTACAGGAACAACAGCCGTTACTCATGTTGTCACTGGCGCAAATATATTTAATAACTTTACCGTTACAGCCCCTGCTGCTACGGGTCTGATGCAATGCACCTTTGCTGCTAATCAGACTATAAACGGAACCCTTACTGTTGCTGGAGCTACAGCAGTGCAGCGCGTTTTTATACGCTCTAATACGTTTGGTACTTCCCGTACTTTAACGGCTGCTGCATTATCTGCTACTGACGGTGATTTTCGTGATATTACGATTGCAGGAGTAGCGTCAGGTTCATCCCCAACAAGAGCTGGAAATTGTGGAGGTAATTCAGGAATTACGTTTCCCGCTGCTAAAACTGTGTATTGGAATCTTGCTGGCGCTCAAAACTGGAGCGCTACTGGCTGGGCAGCAACAAGCGGAGGAGCGCCAGCAATAAACAATTTTCCATTAGCACAAGATAGTGCTACGTTTGATAACACTGGTAGTGTCACTGGGATAATTAGTTTTGACCTTGCTTGGAACTTCGGAACTATAGATATGTCTGCGCGAACAACTGCAATGACATTAGCAACTAGCACTCTCACGCCCAGTATCTATGGCTCTTGGAAGAATGGAACAGGAACTACACTCAGTGGTACTGGAATTATTAGTTTTAATGGTAGAGTAACCCAGCAAATTACTGGAAATGGTAAATCATTTACACAACCAATTACAGTCGATAACCTAACGGGAACAGTTCAATTACAAGACGCTGTTACTGTCGCTACTGCTAGTACGTTTACCCTTACTTCTGGGACGCTTGACCTTAATGGTAAAACATTAACTACAGGGTTGTTTGCAGGGTCAGGAGCCGTCACGCGCACACTTGCATTTGGTATAGGTAATATTGCTTGTTCTGGTACAGGCACTGTTTGGACTACTGCAACCGTAACAGGATTAACAGTAACAGGAACTCCGGTCGTTAATGTTACTTACACCAGTAGTCTTGCAATTAGTGTTTTATCTGGCGCATTATCAGAAGCAAACTCCATAAGTTTTAACTTCAAAGCAGGAAGTTATGCGCTAACCTTTCTTGGAACGGCGAGTTATACAGCAAAAAGCGTAAATTTTACGGGCTATGCGGGTACATGGGGTGCAACCTCCACTGGCACTATTTATGGTGATTTGACATTATCCACAGGAATGACGCTTACTACAAGCGCCAGCGCGATGACGTTTGGTGCTACTAGCGGTACGCAAACCATTACCAACAATACTAAGACGATGGACTTTCCCATCACTGTTAGTGGTGGTAGCACGGTAACTTGTGCGGATGCATTAACACTTGGGGCAACCCGTGCGCTGACTTTTAGCCTTGGCACAATACAGCTAAAAGCAGGAGCCACCAGCACTGTCGGTTCTTTTGTTACATCAGGCACAACGCTTAAGTACCTACAAAGTACAACTTCTGGAACACAGGCAACTTTATCGGATGCAAGCGGCACGAACACAGCCACTTATCTTTCCGTACAAGACAGCGCAGCAACTGGTGGAGCAACATGGATTGCAACTGCTGCAACAAACGTAAATGCTGGCAACAATACTGGTTGGACTTTTGCAGCCACATCTACTGGCAACTTCTTTTTTATGTTCGGGTAACCATGATCGACCCGATCACCGCTTTTGCTACGGCCCAAGCGGCGATCAAGGGGGTAAAAGCCGCCATTGCACTGGGCAAGGACATACAGGCCGTCTCTGGCGATTTGATGAAGTTCTTTGAGGCTAAGGACGTAGTACAGAAAGCTGCGGCCAAACCCAAGAGCAGTTTTGCCAAGTCGGACACGGCAGCAGCGTTTGAGGTAGTGATGCAGGCCAAGCAGCTTGCAGATGCTGAGAGGGAATTGAACAACTACTTTGTCATGTCGGGAAACGCCGACCTCTGGCAGCAATTGCTGATTGAGCGCAACAGGATTATCCAAAACCGCAAGGCGCAGGAGATACTGGACGAAAAGAACGCCAAGGCCAATCAAGAGGAGTGGGAAGATTTCCTAACTTGGCTGATAGCAGGTGCTTTAATAATCCTGCTGCTAGGCTTATGTTTTTGGTGGCTAACACTTTTGATGGGGAAATAAATGAGTGAAGAAAAAATTCAGACTATGGAAGCCAAAGGACAACTAATTGAGAAGATCACGTTTGCTTTATTACCGCTGCTATTCTCCTGCGTGGTTTACTTGATGTCGGCCTTGTCAAATTTGGCCCATGAAGTCACCATCCTAAACAGTAAGATTAGTTTGGTTGTTACCAGCGATAACAAGCAGGCAAGTAACACCGGGGCAGAGCTTGCAAGAGAAAAGCTACGTCAGGACTTGGAAAAAGAAATTCAGCGCAACCGTGACCAGATTGCCGAGAACAGGATGCACATTGCAATCCTTGAAGAAAAAGTTCCAGTGAGCAAATCACTTAAAACTGTAACCGGAAAGGACTAAACCATGCTTACCATCCTATCAACCCTGATCTCTTTCCTCATGGGCGGTTTGCCCAAGCTGCTGGACTTCTTCCAAGACCGCAACGACAAGAAACACGAACTGGCCCTTGCCGCCATGCAGATTGAGCGGGAACTGGAACTGCGCAAAGCTGGCTTTGAAGCGCAGGAGCGGGTGGAGCAGATACACAGCGCCCAGCTTGAAATGGAAACCACCGCCAAGGCTACAGAGAACCTAGTCAACGCCCAAGTGGCTGAGATGAGCGCCATCTACAAGCATGATGAAAGCCTTGGAGACGGCACCAGCCAATGGATGAAAGACTTGCGTGCAGGTGTGCGTAGCTTTATCACGATGGGCTTTTTCTTCCTACTGGTGTTCGTGGACGTGGGCCTGTTTATCTACGGGTACAACCATGGAGTTGCGTTCCCTGATCTGGCTGAAAAGCTGTGGAACAGCAACACCCAAGCGCTGTTTGCCAGCATCATTGCATTCCACTTCGGGGGCCGAGCCTTTGGAAAATGATCTGGACACTCGTGTTGGTCACAGGTATTAATATGAATAGTATCCTTGTTGTCGGCTACTTTGAGAGTGAAACCGCCTGCCAACGAGCAGCAAAAGAGTGGCGCGACTTGGGGTACAAGGTAGGTTGTGTACAGAGCATGGGGAAGAAATGAAAGTTTCCGACAAAGCCCTTGGGATCATCCGCCACCATGAAGGTGTGCGCCAGCGCCCATACCGTTGCCCAGCACGACTTTGGACAATCGGCGTGGGCCATGTCCTTTACCCTGAGCAGGGACGTTTAAAGCTGGAAGAGCGGGACGGGTTTCCCCTGCGATCGGAAGATGACCGCCAGTTCAGCATGGAGGAAGTCAATGGAATTCTTGCAGCAGACCTTAGACGCTTTGAACTCGGAGTGGAGAAGTTCTGCCCTGTCCCTCTTACACAGGGTATGTTTGATGGCCTTACTAGCTTTGCGTTTAACTGCGGCCTTGGGACACTCCAGCGTAGTACGCTTCGCCAAAAGCTGCTTCGTGGGGATAAAGAAGGCGCTGCGGACGAGTTCTTGAAGTATTGCATGGGTGGGGGTAAAATCCTCAAAGGGCTGCAAAATCGCCGTATTGACGAGCGCGCCTTATTCCTCTCATAGGATAACTGATGACCACACCGTCCTACGTCCTGACCTACGATAGCCTCACGAGCACGGTGCTTCAGTACCTTGAGCGTAGCGACCCCGCCGTCGTCGAATTTATCCCAGTGGCCATCACGTTGGCCGAGTTTGAGATCGCCCAAGATATCAAGACACTGGGCCAGATGGCGGTGGTGGACGCCACCATGAACATCGGCAACCCGGTGATCGCCAAGCCTGCGCGCTGGCGCAAGACGGTGTCCATGACCATGGTGGACGCCACCGGGGCCAAGACGCCCATGTACCTGCGCAAGCTGGAGTACCTGTCAAGCTACTGGCCTGATGTTACGGCAACCGATACACCGCTGTTTTACTCCGATTACGACTACGACCACTGGTTCATCGCACCCACGCCCAGCGCTGCGTTCTCGTTTGAGGCGCTGTGTTATACCCGCTTGGAACCGCTGTCCTCTTCCAATCAGACCAACTGGCTTACCCAAAACGCGCCCAACGCGATGCTCTACGGCACGCTCAAGCAGACCGCGCCCTTTGTCAAGGATGACCCCCGCTTGGCGGTCTGGTCGGGGCTATTTGACAGCGCCATGGCCGCGCTCAAGACTGAGGACCAGCTCCGCATCGGTGACCGCCAAGCAATTGCTCAGGACTCTTAATCATGACCACCTACACCAACCCGTTCACTGGCCAGACCATCAGCCCCTCGTCGGTCAGCTACGAGTCCTTGACGCTATCGGGCAACACGACGCTTGAGTGGCCAATTAATGGCAACCTTGACACCCCGGCCAGCAGCATCATCGACGTAACGGCCACCGCGCCGGGTTACTTGCTGAAGTTGCCGCCTGCTACGCAAGTATCCACTGGTCAAACCATCATTGTGCGCAATATTGGTCTTTTGGTTAACACCTTCACAGTCGCGGACTACTCGGGCAACACCATCGTGCAAGTGTCCTCGGGCGTGGCTCAGTTCATCTTCTTGACCAATAACGGCACCGTCAACGGCGTTTGGTCTTCAGTAGTGCTCGGGGCAGGCACGTCGTCAGCCAACGCCGCCGCGCTTGCGGGTTACGGTCTAACTCCGATTGGCCTTACCCTCAATCAGGCGTACACCACGGCTGCGTACTTCAGCACCACAACGCTTCCCTCTACGGTACGCGCGCAATTGGTGCTTTGGGAAAGCGGTGTAGGGACGTTCTATTTGCCGTCTGCGGCCTCGGTAGGCGCCAACTGGTTTTGTATGATCCGCAACAGCGGTACGGGTATCTTGACACTGACCCCCAGCGGCACAGACACCATCGACGGCAACGCAAGCCAACAACTCCAGCTCACCGAGTCGCTGGTGCTGGTGTCGGACGGCACAAACTGGAACACCTTTGGTTACGGGCGCTCTAACAGCTTTGCCTACACGCAGCTAGCACTTTCAGTTACTGGTGGGACCACCACGCTTACGTCAACGCAAGCGGCCAACACTATCCAGTATTACTCTGGTGTGCTCACAAGCAATCAAATTATTGTGGTGCCGTCCACGGTCCAGCTATATGTTGTCACCAACAACACCACGGGGTCTTTTTCCTTCACGGTAAAGACAGCCGTTGGTGGCGGCGCCACTGTTGCTATTCCTCGTGGAGCCACGGTCACGCTGGTGTGTGATGGAACCAATGTTTACGCCGCTGGTCTAAGCGCCGGAAGCGGGTCTACTACCTTTGCGGCTATCACGCTGGGTAACGGCTCCACGGCGGTTCCGTCGCTTAACTTCTCGGGTGACCTGAACACCGGGGTTTATTTGCCCGCATCAGGGCAATTAGGTTTTGTGGTGGGTAATACATTAGTTGGCTACTTTAGTTCAACCGGCTTTACGGCGCTAGGCGGTATTGCGGGGGGTGTTTTCTAATGACCAAAAAAGTCATCTCAATGGAAGTCCCTCCGGGGATACAGCGTGATGGTACGGTCTTTGATGCGCCTTGTTACACGGATGGTAAGTGGGTTCGTTTTCAACGCGGCAGGCCTCGCAAAATCGGCGGTTATGACGCCGTGTTTTTGAACACATCGGGCATTTCTCGCGGCATGGCCATGACGGCGGTTAACGGTTTTAACTACGTCGTATCGGGCTACAACAATGGTTTGCAGCAGTGGATAACCGGTCCCAGTGGTGGCGTGGGGTCTGGACCTTACAACTACACGCTAAACAACTTCACGGCCAGCGACAACAACCTGTGGCAGTTTGACATTGCATACGACTCCACCGGCAACAACACCAACAATTTAGTAGCGCATCCGGGGCAGAATTTGTCGTACCTAACCTCCACGGTGAATACACCGGTGTTGTATGGCACGTTTCCGGGCGACTACACCGCGCTGTCGCTGTCTAAAGTAGGCGCGTTTACGGCTCTTGCGAACACCACAAACGGAAGCTCCACGGTAACGCTCTTGGCCAATAACATCAGGGTTGGCGCGGGGCAAAGTATTTCAGGCACAGGTATACCTGCCAGCACAACGGTATCTTCAATTACGGGCACCACCATCGTTATGTCCAACAACGCAACGGCTTCCACGACAAGTGGTCTGTCGGGCGTCTATTTGACCAATACCTCAAGCAGTTTTGCGTGTACCGCCACCTCTGGGCTGGCTACTGGGCAGCTCGTCAACATCAGCGGGTCTACAGCAAGCACAACGCTTGGCTCTTTGTACGCCACAAGCACATCTGGGTTGTTTAGCTATACAAGCAGCGCACCGTTGACGGTAGGCCAAACCGTAACTGTGACTGGCTCTACGACCGATACTACGTTGGCCAATGTGTACGCGACTGGTACAGCGGGCGCTTTTTCATGTGCCAGCGCCGGTACAACAATTAGCGTTGGCCAGCGAATAACATTCAGTGGCACGGCAACAGATACCACACTAACCGGCTTGTACGCAACTACCACTACGGGTAATTTCATCTGCAATGCGCCAGCAGCTAACTTGGCTGTTGGGCAAGTCATCGCTCTTAGCGGGACCGGCACAAATACTGCGCTCAGTAACGTCTATGCGACCGGCGCTGCGGGAACCTTTGTTTGTAGCACCGCTGGTACTGTCTTGCAAGTTGGCCAGCCAGTAACTGTCAGCGGAGCCACGAGCACTACGGCGCTGTCTTCGGTGGTCATCTCCGGTACGGCAGGCACGTTCACTTGCGCCGCATCGCCCGTGACCTTGTACGTGGGGCAACCGGTCGTCATCAGCGGCACGTTTGGTGGGACTGGAAGCATTAGTGGCTACTCCAACCCAACGACCTACTACGTCATCGCAACAAACGGGTCCACCACGTTCACGCTCTCGGCAACTCTGGGCGGCTCAGCGGTGACCACGGTGGCGGGCACCCCAACCGGCGTGACCTACACGCTGAGCGCTGCCACCATCACCGGCTACACCACGCCCAATACCTATTACATCATCGCTACGGACGGGCTGACTTCTTTCACGTTGTCGGCAACTTCGGGCGGCGCTGCGGTCGTCACAACAGTGGGCGCTACCACCGGATTGGGGTTTGCCGCTAACGTGGCGAGCATAACCGGCTACTCTACGCCCACCAACTACTACATCATCGCCACCAACGGCTCCACGACTTTTCAGTTGTCGGCCACCTCTGGCGGCTCTGCGGTTACGACTACAATTGGGCCGAGCACGGGCTATACGCCCACCGCCAAGGCCTTGACCATCACTGGGTACTCCACGCCGACTACCTACTTCGTCATCGCCACCAACGGCTCAACGACGTTCACGCTATCTACGACCGCCAACGGGAGCGCTGTGACGACAACGGTAGGCCCCTCTATCGGCTTGACGGTGACCTCGTTGGCCACGTCCATCACCGGGTACACAAGCCCCAAGGTTTACTACGTCATATCGACCAATGGCACGTCTAACGTGCAGCTTTCCGCCTCCTCTGGTGGCGCGGCCATAACGACGACCATCGGCCCCGCGACAGGGCTGCTGTTTACCTTGAACGCTCCAACTCTGCTCTCTGGTGTCGCCATCGCGGGCATTGCGGGGCAGTTCTCCTGCACCGCAGCGGCGGTTACGCTGGTCGTTGGCCAGCCTGTCCAGATCAGCGGCACATTTGGCGGTACGGGGTCTATTACGGGTTACGTGAACCCAACCACGTACTACATCATCGCCACCAACGGCTCAACGACGTTTACCTTGTCCGCGTCTTTGGGCGGGTCGGCCATCACCACCACTGCTGGCACACCTACTGGCCTGACGTATGCTTTGCTTCCAGCTTCGATACCCGGCTATAGCAACCCGACGAGCTACTACATCATCGCAACCAACGGGACTTCCACGTTCCAGTTGTCCGATACTGCTGGCGGCGCCGCGTTGACGACCGTGGTGGGCACAACGACCAACTTGACGTTCACGGTGTCTAACCCTGTCACGGTCACCTTTGACAACAACATCGCGGTGTCTGGCGGCTGCGTGGTGATCCACCCGTACTTGTTCGTGTATGGCAATAACGGCCTGATACAGAACTCCAGCGCAGGGGACTTTGCCAACTGGGTCAGCCCGGACGCCAACGCGACCAACGTGGCCACCGGCAAGATCGTCAAAGGGCTACCTATCCGTGGCGGCTCTACGTCGCCATCTGGGCTGTTTTGGGCTGCTGACGCGCTCATCCGCGTGAGCTTCCAGCCATCGTCTTCGGGCGGCACGAACTACTTCTGGTCCTACGACCTAATAAGCAGCCAGACCTCGATCATGTCGTCTAGCTCGGTCATTGAGTACGACGGCATTTACTACTGGGCTGGCGTGGACCGGTTCTTGATGTACGGCGGTCAGGTGCAAGAGATACCTAACGGCAACAACCAGAACTACTTTTTTGACAACATAAATTTAAACCAGCGCCAAAAAGTCTGGGCAACCAAGATTCCGCGCTATGGTGAAATCTGGTGGTTCTATCCCAAGGGCGATGCCACCGAATGCACCGATGCCGTTATCTACAACGTGCGCGATAAGACGTGGTACGACGCTGGACAGGCTGCGGGCGCACGCCGCTCTGCGGGTGTTTTCTCGGAGGTATTCCCCAAGCCTATCTGGGCGGGCAACGAGGCCAATTCTGAGGGAGACTACACCCTATGGCAACACGAAACCGGCGTGGACAGCATCTACTTGACCAACGTTAACGCCATCCAGAGCTACTTTGAGACTTATAGCATAGGCACGTTGGGTGGGCTGGTGGGCTCGGTCCAGCAGCCGGGCGACAACCTGTGGACGCGCTTGGAGCGTATCGAACCTGACTTTGTACAAGAGGGCGACATGACTGTGGTGGTTACGGGGCAAGGCTACGCTGAAGACACCGTGGTGGATTCTGCGCCTTACACGTTCTCACCGAATACGCTCAAGATTGACATGCGCGAGCAGCGCCGCGAAATGCGGCTGCGCTTTGAATCAAACACCGCAGGCGGGACGTACCAGACTGGCCGCGTGCTGTTGTCTATAACCACTGGCGATGTTCGCGGAACGGGCAACCCATGAGTGCCGCACAGGTCTACGACCCCCGCAATCTGACATGGGACACTTGGTGTGCGCTCATGTCCGAGCTATTTGCGGCCAATCAATTGGGCGTTTCTCCTGAAGCGCAGTGGAAAGAATGGGCTAACGCGTTATCAGGCATCGGACGTTTTGTTGGCGTTCCGGGCAGCAACGGCTTTGATACTTGGCAAGACTGGGCTATGGCTCTTAATAACGCATTACGAAAATAATTAGGAGTAATCATGCCAGAACGTAAAGGAAATGAAGATGATGGTGAAGGAAAATCATCATCATTAGCCCCGTTATACTCAGCGGAAGAAGGGACAATTGATGTACCTAAACCCGCCAGCGTTCTTGCGCTTGAAGCAAGTCTTGGTAAAACATTAAATCCATATTATGCCCACCAAGCTACGCCTCATGAGGGACAAGGGTACGATTACGGCCCCCCTATAGGCTACGCTTATGACAATGGGAAAAATCAAAATGTTTTGTTTGACACAAGTGGGAACTATCAAACAACGCAAAACCAACGTACCGTAGCTCAAGATTTAGTTCCTCTCATTTCTCTTTTTGCGATGCCTCTTATGCCAATGGCTGGGGCTTATATCGGCGAATCGCTGGTGAGTGCAGGCGTTTTAACGAGTGCCGCAGATGCTGCTTTTGCGGCTGCGGCAGTTGAAGGCGCAACTCAAGCATCTATTGCTGCCGCAGGTACTGCTGCCACAGCAACTGCCAATATTGTTGGTACTGCTATAGCAAATACCACTCTTCAAGTAGCTCTAGGCAAGCCCGTTGGTGAAGCCGTGCTTAGTGGCGTGGCCGGTGCAACAATAGGTATATACAGCCCCGCCGCTACAAAAGCGTTGACAGAGGTTATGGGCCATCCAGAGATAGCGTCTGCAATTGTGAAGGCTGGAGGGTCGGCAGCGCAAACCATTGTTGCCGGAGGAAATGCAGATGCAATTAAAAATGCATTTGTTGGTAGCCTTGTAAGTACCGCTACTACCAACTTGGTTACCAATGCTTTTAATACCGCGATGCCTGACCTTAACCCAAGGACAGCCCAAGTTATTGGTGCAGCTACTAGCGGTGCTATAAATGATGGCCCTAAAGGCGCATTAACATCAGCGGTAACTACGCTTGGCGAACAATTCATACAAGACGCTCAAAAAGCAGCAAAAACAAAAACAGGCGGTGGTGGTGACGTAGCTGCTGAAGACACTGGTGGGGGTGGGCTAGGCGGTGATGTAGCTGCGCTTGCCACTTCACAAATTAGCGCTTTGGATAGCGTAGGCGGTGGCCGAGGCAATATAAACCCGGCGACTAGGTACGTGCCTGTTCAAAACGTAGATGCAGATAACCCGCTTGCGATTACAGCATCTGACGCATTAAGCGCTGCAATAGGACGTGATGGCGTTCCTTCTGGGGCTGATATAACCCCTGTGTACCTTGCTACTGAAAATGATCCAGAAGCACCGGGGGGTATTGCGTTTACTTGGTATACAGATGTTTCAATAACAAATGCGGATGGCACGATAACTGGCTATCGTGTTAAATATGATCCTGTTACTGAAAAAACATTTTACGAAAGCCATTACACAGATAACGGTAATCCGGTCACTGTTGTTTCTCAAAAACCGCCTACGTATGATGTTAATACCGGGTCTTTTACTGCCAAACCGGGCGATACCACTAGCGGGTTAGGAAGTGCGGGTACGCAAGACGTTGAGGCTATAACAAGTAGCCCAATTGACGTATTGAATACGCAAGACGTTGAGGCTATAACAAGTAGCCCAATTGACGTATTAAATACGCAAGACGTTGAGGCTATAACAAGTAGCCCAATTGACGTATTGAATACGCAAGACGTTGAGGCTATAACAAGTAGCCCAATTGACGTATTGAATACGCAAGACGTTGAGGCTATAACAAGTAGCCCAATTGACGTGCTTACTACTCAAGACATAGCAGCTTTAACAAGCAGCCCAATTGATGTATTAAACACGCAAGCTGCTGAGGCTATAACAAGTAGCCCAATTGACGTGCTTACTACTCAAGACATAGCAGCTTTAACAAGCAGCCCTATTGACGTATTAAACACGCAAGAGACTAAAGCTCTAGCAAGCAGCCCAATTGATGTGCTGAACACGCAAGAGACTAAAGCTCTAGCAAGCAGCCCAATTGATGTGCTGAACACGCAAGAGACCAAGGCTTTAGCAAGCAGCCCGATTGGCGCGCTTACTACTCAAGACATAGCGGCTTTAACAAGCAGCCCGATTGATGCGCTGAACACCACGGGTTCTGCTTTGTCTAGCCAAATGATCGGCGCGCTTACTACCCAAGATATAGCTGGGCTTAGCACTCAAAATCTATCTGGGCTTAGCACTCAAAATCTATCTGGGCTTAGCACTCAAAATCTATCTGGGCTTAGCACTCAAAATATAGTTGGGCTTGGTACTGAAAACTTATCGGGGCTTGGTACTCGTGGTGTATCCGGACTTGGTACTGAAGTTGTTTCTGGGCTTAGCACTCAAAATATAGTTGGGCTTGGTACTGAAAACTTATCGGGGCTTGGTACTGAAGTTGTTTCTGGGCTTAGCACCAAGGACATAAAAGCCTTAACTACGGAAGACCTTACGAGGCTTAGCACCAAGGACATCACGGTCTTAACTACTAAAGCCCCCACGGTCTTAACTACTAAAGCCCCCACGGTCTTAACTACGGAAGACCTTACGGGGCTTAGCACCAAGGA